ACGTCGAACATCCAGCGCGGATAGGTGAGCGCGTCGAGCTTGCTGCGCAGCTTGAGCTGGCCGGGGGCGCGGAAATGCCGGCGGTCCCATTCGCGCAGGCCATAGACATTGCTGTCGGTGGTCAGCATCAGCGCCTCATAGCCGGCTTCGTCGGCGCGCCGGACGATGTCGCGCGTCAACTCGCGATCCTTGAAGATGTAGAGCTGCATCCAGAAGCGGCCGCCGGTCTCCTTCGGCAGGCGTTCGAGGCGCGTATTGCTGAGCGTCGAGAGACCCATCGGAATGCCAGCGGCGGCCGCGGCTCGCGCCAGCATCATGTCGGCGCCACGCCGGTAGATGCCGTTATGGCCGGTCGGGGCGATGACCAGCGGCATCGGCATTTCCTGGCCGAAAAGCGTCACCCCGGTGTGGCGTTTGCTGGTATCGACAAGCGTCTGCGGCACGAAGCGGATGGTTTTGAAGACGTCGCGATTCCATTGCATCGAGACCTCGTCCTCGCCGCCGCCCTCGATGAACTCGAAGGCGAAGGCGGGCATGCGCTTCTGCGCCATGCGGCGCAGTTCCTCGATGCTGATCGCCTTCTCGACGGCGCGGCCGGTATAATATCTGCGTTTCATGGGATTGCCGTCGATCTGGTTATTCCCAATAGGACCGCCGAGCATGAACACCGGCCGCATATCCGGTAGAGTTGGTGGGTATTGGTGGGCCCGGCAGGTGTGCTACCGCTCCGTAGATTCAATACGTTAGCGTGGAGGTGCGGGCAATAACGCGGATTGACCGATAAAGGGAATTTTGAGGGACGCCCTCACCTTCCGTCTCGTTTCCGTTCGCGTATGTATGGTTTAAGCTCCTCGCGGGAAATCGCGTCTGCCTCGATGCTGTCGATCCTGGCGCGTATGGCCCCAAGATCGTGCTCGCAGCTACGGATTGATTCACGTGCCTCCGCTATCACGTTGAGGCAGTCGGGGAGGTTCCGTATTCGCGGGCGGATCTCGTCGATAGCGGGAATATGCTTCTCATCCTCGAAAGGCTCAATCCTACCCCACAGGCGGATGACGTCCCGCCTCAGTCTCTCGACTTCATTCAAAAGCTTGGTTGCAGTACGCGCTACGGATTCGACCTGCTCATTTAGCATGCTCATGAGTCCGCCCTCATTGGTCGCCGGATCTTGGGGATACCAAACTGCATCTGGAACATAAAGCGAACAATCCACTTGTCAGGATAAAATTCCTAATCCAATATCCCTCTATGAGGCGAGCGCGACACCCTACTTTTGAACAAACCGACCGACTCCTCGAAGCCATGCGGGAGACACGTCGACTCGCAATCTTATATGGCGCATCGGAAGGCTACGGATCGGACCCACATAAGCTGGCTAATGCTCTGCACGTGGCAATCGATGATCTCGCCGGAAAGTTGACTGGCGACCGCGAGTTCTTCTGGATCAAGCCGCACCGGACCCGCTAGGTGATCAGAAATCGACGAGCGCCAGCGCCTCTTTGAGATCGGCTTCGCTCACGTCGCCTTGCTTGGCCATTGCCAGCGCCTGGACAACGGAAAGCATCGCCCGCGCCCTGCCGCCCGCGTCGTAAGCCTGCAGTGGCCGCATGGTGTCGATCGTGACGGCGCTGCCGATCTTGGCCGATGCCTCTTCGGCGAGAATCCCGGCGATAGGCTGCAGCGTCCATTGAGCCAGATGCCGTTGCGCCTCGCGCACCATCGGCCCGGTCGTTCCGCTATTGAAAAGACCCGGCAGCACACCGAACGCCGATTGAATCGCATCCCGGCTGGCCGTGAGGGTTTCAGTGGCCATTGCCTTTTCCAGGTCCGGGGTCAGGTCGGCCGGACGCCAATCGGTCGCCGGCGCGGGACCGCCTGCGGCGCTTACCGTAACGGACTCGCGCAAGAGCACCCTGCCCCGCTGGCCACGAAACGATCGCCCGAGCGTAGCCATGTCGGTTTCGCCGCTTTCGGGGAAAGGCACCACCTGCGAGCCGATCGGCGCGAATTCGAACACCTCAGCCAGGGCGGACTCGATCGCATTCAACATTCCCGCCGTCAGGCTCGAACGCCGCAGCGGTGCGGTGCCGTAATAGGGCGCGGCCGGGTCGCAGCCAATACGGACGTGCAGCACCTCCGCAGCGAGTGCCGTCTGCGACGTGCCGCCACCGGCTTCAGGAATGGATATGCGGTAAGCGGTCGGTTTGCCGTAGCGCGTCCTCAAATCCCAATCGGAGCAGGGAACGAGTCCGCGATCCGAAATGAAGAATACGGCCTCGCCGCGCAGCGCCAGCGATCGGCCCAGGAGCGCCAGCGATGCGCGATCGAGCAGATCGGTGCCGTCGACGTCTGCGAGCGAAAAGCCATGCTCCCACAGGGAGACGCAGCTTTGAGCGGTCGCCGTCAGTTCGGCAATGCCTCGCCGGCCCGATATGTACGCCTCGCGCGCCTGGATGATTTCGGCGGTGAAGCCGCTGCCGGTCGAACGCTTCTCGACGAGCTGACCGCGGCGAAAAAGATCAAAAATCCCCACGGTCAAATCCTCCGATACGAGCGCAGCAGATCGGCGGCGCCGCTATTCTGCATGGCAGCGGCCATCCAGGATTCGGAGCGCCGATGCGAAATGGAAATCGAGCCGGCCGTGATCGACTCAGCCGTTGCGCCGGGCTTGCCGGGCTTGGCTGCGAAATGAACCGATAGACGTTGCGCGGCCTCTGCCACGATGGCCGGCACTTCCGGCGCCGGCGAGCCGCCACCAACCGTCGCTGTGAAGCGATAAGGGCCGCAGCCGTGCAGCCAATAGCCGCCAAGCGGCGAAGGCGATGCGTTTGCGGTTACGTCTTCCCAGGCCGCGCCCGTCCAGATTTCGACCTTGGAAACCGTAGCCGGCGCGAGCGGAGGCAACCATTCGCCAGGCCCTTCCACAACCCATGTCACGACGCGGGCGGTGAAGCGATGCGCGATATAAGCCTCGATCCGCTGCCAGACGCTATCGGAAACGACGGGATCGAGTACCGGATAGCTGGCCGGAATTTCTTCGCTCTGGTCAATCGTCGTCGTCATGCTCAAAGCCTCCACCGTGCCAGCGCATTCGGCCGCGGCATGGCAAGCCCGGACTCGCTCGTTTGCCAGTTGCGCGCCTCAACCTGTGCCGCGGGATATGCTGGCCGAGTCACGATCGAGAATTCGAAGAGCACCGCCTGGAAGATCGTGCGAACAAGCGCGCGTCCCTCTTCCGGATCTTCCTCTTCGACTTGCTCCGCCTCTTCCGGCGGCACCGCAGCCGGTGGCGGAATGCGAAAGCCCGGCGAGATGCCAAACACCAGGCCGGCAGCAATCAAGCGGAACAGGTCGCTTGCATAAGAGGTTTCCGCGACATCCGGCGAAATCTCAGCGTCGAAGATCAATGCCTCCGCGCTATCCAGGAAAGTCAGCGAGCCGGAATTCTTGCTGGCAAGCGGCCGATCAAAACTATGACCGGCGAGCAGGTGAATTTCCGCATCGCTATCGATCGAATGGGTAAACGCGCCGGGCGCAAACTGCTCCTTGCGCGGCCGTCCGTTTCGCCCGCCATCGCTCAGGACGGCGCGCGAATTATAGGGGAAGCGTCCCCGGAGACGGCGCCGCCCATTACGAGCGGCGCGCACCTCCAGCGACGACCCGTCGAGGCCGCCGAACAACATCAGGCTTCCTCGTCGGCTTCGATCTGGAGGCCAGTCAGGACGCGAAGCTGTGCCGGCCTCGCCACCGCGATATCGATCGTGGTCAACGCCGTGAGGCGAAGCCCGCCCGACGCCGCGTCCGAGTACGGATCGCGGATCAGATCGACGCCTCCCCAGGCGCCGACAAAGACCGGAGCAACACCGCCGGCCGCAGTCGTCAGCACCGCTGAGCAAGCGAGGGTGTCGCCGGCCGGAGCGGCGAGCGCGTTGGCACTCTGCGCAATGTTCGGCACGTGTTTCGTGAGACGATCGTATTCGGAAACCGCCGTTCCCTCGATCAGCAAGCCGTCGAGCCAAGCCCACAGTTCGGGACGGATAAGCGCCCGGACGTCGCCAGGGCCGCTTGCCGCAT